ATTTGTACCCCTATCAAGTTTACTACCTCAGGTTTGTAAATTATTTAATACAGCAGTAAATCACATGATGCAATGTGTGAAAGATCTTACCCAGTTCGTATCGCAACAACCGATAATAGATACGCATGCTGAGGAAAGTTCTGGAATCTTTGATGAAGTTCAATTACTAATGGATTTAAATAAATACAAATCAACAGCACCTGTTTTAGGCGCTGCCATGGGATCAATTTTTGTTATATTTGCTACAGTTATCTCAGGAACATCAGTTACAGAAAATAAGAAAGATGGAATGGTTAAAAGAGTTGCTGAATCACTCTACACATTAGCTAAAGGAAAGAGTGGTATTTATGCTATTATTGATATGGTTAAAGACACCTATAAATTTATTTATAACATGATAACAGAAATTATTTCAGGACCTCAAGATACCTATTTAAGCAATCTTATTAGAACATCGAATTGTTTAGAAACAGAAAATTGCAAGAAGAGTGAATTTTTCGAATATTTAGATTACATATTAGATCCACGAAACACAAACACGTTAACAATTAATAAAATTTACCAAGAAAGACTAGATTTCTGTACTAAAATTTTAAATGAAATAAGTGAACAATTTGCACAAGTAGACCACACAACTAATTATAACACATTACGTTTTATTTCAGGAAAACTTATCGAGCTTAAGAAAATTAGAGCATTTGTATACGCACATCCACAAGTCGAATTCACAAGACCAACACCAATGTGGATAAATCTCGTAGGAGCTTCGGGAACTGGAAAATCTCAATTTACATCTTTACTTGGTATAACTATGATGGAAGTTTTAAAGAAAACAAAAATTCACGCAGAATTACCCCCACGCGATAGATGGATGTTTTCCGTAAACTTTACTGATAAGTTTTTAACAGGTTATAGACAACAGTTTATTTGTACTATAGATGATTTATTTCAAGATAAAGCCCCTCTAGGAGATCGATCGTCTGCATTAGATATAATATCATGGGTTAGTAATATCCCACATCATACTAATCAGGCAGGTCTTTTAGAGAAAGGTGTTCCTTTTGAATCTAAAATTATTATATCATCTTCAAATGATTTTCATATGCAAAGACCAGAAATAACCAGTCCAGAAGCACTTAAGAGAAGAATGAACATTTTTGCACATTTTATTAATGATGAAACAATGGAGAAACCTGATCCACACCTTGGAGCAAAAGTCCGCATCAAGGCTACAAAATTCGTTGCTAGAATAGATGGCTCTGGAAACAGAACCTTCGTCGAGCAAATTATTGGCACTTACAACGCTATGGATTTTATAACTTTATGTGCTCAAAAATATCTAGAATGGCATGAACATCAAGACTATCTCTTAAGAACTAGAATTCCAAAACCAGAATTTATAGATAGTATTGCAGAAGAATTGTTTAAAGATAAACCTGAATACAAAGCTCAAGAAATTCCTAATGAAGAAACAACTATTCCAAAAGAATTAATTGTTGAATCATCTGGACTATATTGCGCTTTATTTACACCAAGGTTAGTTTATAAAGATATTCAAGTACATAATTTTATTTTAGATCAGGAAGAAACCATCACCATCAATCAATACGATTGCAATTGTGAAAAACATGAACGTTTAAATGTGAATTATCAGGCTTATGTAAGTATGGTTCAATACAATCAATGTCAATTTATGACGTTAGCTGCTTTTGCAGACTATGAATCACCAACAATTTTGACAACATTAGCAGAATCATACAGGTCAGCAACTGATAAAATATTTGGAAAGATAGAGCAATTAATGAAAAGCACAATTTGGAAAATTATATTTGGAGGTTTAGCAGCCTTAGGAACAGCATTATTAACATTTTCGCTATTTAAAGGAGTGAAAGCTGATAATGAAATTGAAGAATTGGATGTAACAGCTTATGAAAGTAAAGTTAAATATCAAGTAACTAAACCCTATCGAGCAACACCAAAACGAGTTAAGATAACGGAATCAAGTGGACTAGAAATGAAATACTTTGGTAAAGATGTACAAAGTGAACACTTCATAGTGGAAACTTTAATCGCCAAGGGATCTCAATGCATGATAGTTCATCCAGAATCAAAACGAGTCAACGTAGCGCTCAGAGTTCATGGAACTTGTTTATTAACTAACCATCATTATTTCAAATATTTTAAAGAAGGAGATAAGTTTGAAATTCATATTACAACAAAAACATCACCAACAAGTGTCTGTACACAACAATTTAATTCCAACCATTTATACCGTATAGAAGACACTGATTTAGTCGTTTACAAATGTGACACGTCCTTAGGACGGTCAAAGAGTCTTGTTAAGCACTTTCCTGATGAGGAAGTAGTTATACAGCAACATGAAGCAGTAATATCAACTGTTTTTCCAGTACCATCGATAGTTCGTGGAGTTACAGCAACACCAATAACTTACAAACTAGAATATGGTTCAAATGGCACCACTTATGATCTGTTGAATTCCTATATAACAAATGTACCATCATCGAAAGGCTATTCAGGCTCTCTATTAATTGCATTAGATCCTAAAATAAAGAACAAAATTTTAGGTGTACAAGTGGCAATTGGAGGTTCAAGTAAACTTGGATATTTTAAACCAGTAACAAAGAAACAAATACGAAACGCTCTTGAATGTTTAGGTGACGACTATGAGTTTCACACACAAATTGACAAGGCAGTAGAAGAATGTTCAGCTGTTTTAATGCCAAACAAACCCAAACCACCAAATCTTGGTAATAATTCTCTACAATATCATGGAGTAGTTGCCAAGAAAGCAATTATGCTAACACAATCTAATACAAAAATAGAACCATCATTAATTCATGATGCTGATAAAATAACACGAGAACCATCAGTATTAAGCGATTATGATGTACGAATGAAAGAAGAATTCATTGGAAAGAGTGTAATATTTCGATCTTTTGAAGGTTTCGATTCTCCAATTGGATCTATAAACACACGTATTCTCAACCAAGCAGTCGAAGATTTAGCTTTATATTATAAAGTAAAGTTAAATGATGTAAATATACCACCTATAATCTTAGACGACTATCAAATGGTTAATGGAATACCAGTTTATTTGAAAAGATTGGAGATGAAGTCATCACCAGGATACCCTTATGTAAAACAGAGAAAATTAACGACTTTGTCTGGAAAATATGAGTGGTTTACTAAGATGGCGGATTCTGAATTAAGAGAAGGATACTCACTTGCTTACCGAATGACACCAGAGCTAGAAAGTGGCGTGAAACGAAGATTCGAGCTTGCGAAACAAGGTATTAATGATCTTACAGTAGCATATGCTTGTTTAAAGGATGAAACAAGACCAATAGCAAAGGTAGAGGATGGAAAAACAAGAACATTTATTTGTTTACCAATGGATTACAATTTACTCGTTAGGAAATTATTTGGAGCTTTCATAGCTGCTCAGCACGCACACGCGGTAGATATACCATCTTGTGTGGGTGTTGACCCTGCAAAGGATTGGCGAAAGGTCTATGATAAGTTAAGAAATAAATCATTTAAATGGGAAGACTATGATTATAGGAACTGGGATCAACATCTACATCCTGAACTTATAATGAAAGTTGCTGATATTGTAAATAGATGGTATGGAGACTCTAATGATAGCGAAAATGGAATTGCGAGAAGAGTTTTACTCTACGATCTAATCCATACTAACATTATTGTTAAAGACCGTTTATTTACAAAATCAACTGGACAATGTAGTGGTTGTGCTATTACAGCAGAACTCAATTGTTTAGTCCATGATTTATTAATGTATTACACGTGGTTATTAATCCATAAACAACAAAACCGAACAACAAGCTTAGATGAATATCGAACTCACGTAGCAACAGTATTATATGGCGATGACATAGTCAAAGCTAATAATCCAGATTATGACGTACCGTTCTTTGGAAATCAGATAAAGCCTGTTATGGAAGAGTTGGGCATGGGCATAACGCCAGGTGATAAAACTTCTACAACTTTTGACTTGAAACCACCGGATCAGATCACTTTTCTTAAAAGAACATTTATTAGGGAAAGTGATGCTGTCAAAGCACCATTGGATAAGGACATCATTGAAAATATATTTCAATGGATCAATAAAAGTGATGACCCTGTTGAAGCTACACGAACCAACTGTGAAATGGCTTTGCAAGAATCATTTATGCATGGACGAATCTATTTTAATAACTTACGCGAAGAAATTAACAATAGGATCCAGAAGTTTAACTTAGGGCATGGCAAGTATATAGAGCCAATAGTGCTAAGTTATGATGCTTTTGAAGAAAAATACAACAATGAGGAATTTGTATGCATTGGCATGGAAAGACCCCCTGAGTTGTAGTTGTTTATTTTGACGCTAGGACATAATTAAAGGTTTGTGACTTCCCTTTATTCCTAACGTTGTTAGGTAGTCCCGGTCACTAGACATGTTAACGTCTTATAAGTTAGTAAAGTTTATGACTCCTCA